CCCGCCAGCACCCGCCCCACCCGCATCCCAGTCATGCCCGGGATCATCCCACCGCCCACGCCGGACCGGGACACCCCCCACGTGAGAGATCATGGACGGGTGCACGAGGGGTGCAGGAGTAAGCCATGCCCGGGAAACCCACCCCCTCCGAGCAGCCTCAGCTCGACGCCCGACGCGCCGAAGCCGCCCGCCTCTCCCTCCTCGGCTGGACCAACCTGGCCATCGGCCTGCACCTGTACGCCGACCCCGCCCACAACAGCCGCCACATCGCGACACCGCACGGCTACGGCGCCGACCGGTACAAGGACGGCCGTGAACCCCTGACCGACGGCCGGCTGGCCGAAGCGGTGTCCAAGGACATCACCCGCGTCCTGGAAGACGCCCGCACCGACCTCGAGACCAACGTCACCGCACTGCGGACCCAACGCGTCACCCAGTACCAGACACTGCTCCGCGCCGCCCTGACCGAGGCAGACCTCGACCACACCCCCGCCAACGACGAGGACGTGGACGACCCGCGGGCCGCCGCCGCAGCAGCCGAACGCCGCTACCGCGCCCGCGACCAGGCCCTGCGCGTCCTCGCCCGGCTCGACACCGTCCAAGGCGTCGCCCGACCCGTACGGCAGGAGATCACCGGGGCGGACGGTGCACCCCTGCTCGAGCCCGTCTCCCTGTCCGAACTGGAGAGGCTCATCACCGCGGCCGGCGCCACCCCGGCACCAGCGCCCGAGGCAGCCGATGCCGACCAGGAATGACAAGGAGACTGCCCTCCTCCAGCGGTACGCCGGACTGCCACCCCAGCAACGCCTCGCGATCGCCCGCGCCGCCGGCCCCGAGATGCGCCCCCACCTGGCCCGCATCGAACGGGGCCTGGCCATGGACCGCTCCCCCGGCGCGATGGCCACCGTCCTGACCGACGGCAGGGAACTCCAAGCCCCGCACCTGGACCTGATCGACCAGGTGTTCGTCCGGATCGGCGCCGGTGAGCAACTCAAAGTCATGATCACGATGCCGCCCCGGCACGGCAAGTCCCAGCGGGCCTCCCGCTGGGGCCCCCTGTGGTTCCTGCGCCGCCACCCCCTCAAACGCGTCATGCTCGCCTCCTACGGCGCCGAACTCGCCGACGACCACGGCCGGTGGATCCGCGACCAACTCCGCGACCACGCCGAGACCCTCGGCATACGCCTGGACCCCGGCTCCCACGCCGCGAACCGATTCGACCTCGAAGCCCCACCCCACTCCGGGGTACGCGGCGGCATGGTCACCGCCGGCGTCGGAGGGTCCCTCACCGGCAAGGGCTTCGACCTGGGCATCATCGACGACCCGTTCAAAGGCTCCGACGACGCGAACTCTCCCGCGCAGCGTGAACGGGTCTGGGACTGGTACCGGTCCGTCTTCTTCACCCGCCGCGCCCCGGGCGCCTCCCTCATCCTGATCAACACCCGCTGGCATGAGAACGACCTGTCCGGCCGGATCCTCGCCGAGGAGGCAGCCGACTGGATCATGATCGACCTGCCCGCAATCGCCGACCGCCAGGATGACCCCCTGGGCCGCACGGTCGGCCAGGCCCTGTGGCCGCAGCGGTACGACGCGACGGAACTGGCCGGCATCCGACGCTCCGTCGGCGAACGCGTCTGGTGGTCCCTCTACCAGCAAAAGCCCCGCCCGCTGGAAGGAGGAGTGTGGGCGTGGGACTGGATCACCCGCAACCGGATCTCCCCCGTCGCACTGCGCGGCATCGACATGACCCGCATCATCGTCTTCGTCGACCCCGCCGGCGGCGACAGCAAGACCAACGACGAGGTCGGCCTGTCCGCTGCCGGACGTGACCGCGCCGGGGAACTGTACGTCCTAGCCGACCGGTCCAAGACCATGGGCGCCGACACCTGGGGCATGGAGGCGTGCCTCCTGGCGATCGAGACCGGGGCGGACGCCATCGGAGTCGAGTCCAACTTCGGCGGCGACATGGCCCGGCAGGTCGTCATCCAGGCGTGGGAGAACCTCGCACGCGACGGCAAGACCCGCGGCATCGTCCGGCCGCGACTCCTGCAGGTCACCGCGAAGAAGGGCAAACGCCTGCGTGCCGAACCCATCGCGCAGCTCTACGCCCAGGGCCGGGTCCACCACCTCGGGGAGTTCCCCGCACTCGAGGGGCAGATGGTCACCTGGGTGCCCGGCATGGACTCCCCGGACCGGATGGACGCCGTCGTGCACGCCCTGACCGAGCTGGCCAACCCCGCCGGGCTCGACTCCGGTACCGGGTCCTACAGTCGCGGCCGCATCCCCGGCCGACGCTGACCCCACCCGCCCGGGACAGGCGGATATTCTTGATCCAGGCGCGGGGCCGACGTCCTGGGAGGACTCCGTGCGCCTGGGCAACCTCCGCAACCTGCTGATCGACGCCTGGTCGTGGCTGAACTTCAAGCCGGTCTATGCCGACCCGGTCGCAGGCATGCCGAACCGCCGGGCCTTCCCCGAGGGCGCCGCCACCTGGGTCCCCGACGCGGACTGGCGTCGCCTGGCCGCCTACAAGCTCATGACCGCGTACGACTCCAACCAGGCCGGGGAACTCGCCGCTTTCCAGGACGGCGACCAGGCAGCCGAACGCCGCGAGTACGGCGACGTCGCGATGATGCACGAGGCCCTGGTCACCCACCTCCTCGGCCGGGAGCAGCACATCACCGTCGAAGGCACCGACCCCGGCGGCACAGGCGGGACCGTTCCGGACGGCGGGGTGGTGCAGGCCCAGGGGGTGCAGGACCGGCTCCGCGCATGGGCGAAGAAGGAACTCCTGCCCATGCGGCTGCTCCAGGGCGAACGCAAAGCCGTTGTCCTCGGCGACGGCGTGTACCGCCTCGCGTGGGACCCCGACAAGCAGCGGGTCACCCTGCGGACCACCGACCCCGGCTTCTACTTCCCCGTCATCGGTGAGGACGACGATGACGGGGAGTACCCCCGCCGGGTCCACTTCGCATGGGAACTGCCCGAGGACCGCCGACGCGGCCTCAAACCCCGGGTGCGGCGCATCACCTACCAGCTTGACTGGGTCTCCCCCGCGACCGTCTCAGGACTGGACGAGCAGGGCCGCATCACACGCGTCCCTGCCGGGGATGACAACGAGACACCCACCCTCGTCCAGGGCGACATCCTGGGCCCGACCGGGACCATCCTGCGGCAGTACGCGTGCAACGACACCCCGTCGCCGTTCACCTGCTACCTGACCGACGCGACATGGCTGCTGGAGGACCTGCGGCAGGGCCACGACGTCGACTCCCTGCCCATGGACAAGGCCCAGATCGCCGTCCGGTCCGACGGTGAGGTCCTGTACCGCCTCGACCTGATGATTGACTTCGTGCCGGTGATCCACGTCCCCAACACGGTCCCCCCGGCGGAGGAGCACTGGGGGCAGCCCTCCCTCGCCAAGGTGCTGCAACTGATGGACGAGATCGCCGGGTCGGACACGGACGCGGCGCACGCCTCCGCGACCACCGGCATGCCCGTCCTGTCCGTCTCCGGCCTGCAGGACAGTCGGCAGGACATCGCTGTCCACGCCGGCACGGTCCTCAAACTGGCGGAAGGCGGACGCATGGACGCCCTGAACACCGCCCCGCAGCTCGCCGAGCTACGGAAGACCGTGGAGAGCCTGAGAGACCGGGCGTCGACCAACCTGCGGCTCCCCGCGGTCGCACTGGGCACCAACGACCCGGCGAAATTCCCGTCCGGGTACGCCCTGAAACTGTCCCTCGGGCCGATGGACATGCTCATCTCGGGGATGCGGCTCGCCCGTGAGCACAAGTACCGACTGCTGCTCAAGATGGTCCAGCGTCTGCACCAGGCCGGACAACACCCCGACTGGGTCGGCAGTCCGGTCCTGCCGGCGAGCATCACCTTCGGCGCCTACATCCCGACCGACCGGGCCGGGGTCCTTCAGGAGGTCTCCACCGCCTACGACGCCGGACTGGTCAGCCTGGAGACCGGCCTGCGGATGCTCGTCGACGCCGGGTTCCCCATCGACGACATCGAGACGGAGATCCAGCAGATCCAGGCCCGGCAGTTCGCCAAGGCAGCCGAACTCGCCGACGCCACCGGCAACCCCGCCGCGGTCCACGCCTACCTCG